CTTGGTTTTGCATTATTGCCACAGGTAGAAAAGTTTATTGGTTTCTTAAACACAACCGGCATTCCAGCATTAAACGGATTTATTGCAGGATTGACAGGTGATGAAGGATTGAGCGCATCTCTCAATGAAACACAAAGGAGTGCGGAGTCTTTTGGCAATGCCATAAGCAAGGTGGCAGGATTGATCTCTGGCTTTATTACATTTGTGCGTGAAGCGATTGGCTTGGTTGTATCACTTGCCAATGAGATGATAAGAGTTGCAAACATTATTCCCGGAGTTAATATCGGATCAATCTCTAATCCAGCACCATCGGCACAGCAAGGATTTGTTCCACCATCAATTGCAGCCATGCCAAATGTTCGTGAAAGTAGAATAAGTGCAACAACAATAAATAACATTTCTGTGAAAGCAGTTGATAGTGAAGGTGCTGCTAGATCAGTTGCAAAGGTATTAAATCAAAGCGCATCAAGATCAGTTCCACAGCTGTATAACTCAGGCATAAAGGGCGGATAATGACAGTCTGGACACCTGACTGGAAATTGACTGTTGCCGGTGTTGATTACACAGACATTGCAATCAGCGACATCACGCATGAAAGCGGTCGGGATGATATCTATACACAACCCAATCCATCTTATTTGCAAATTAGCCTTGTTGCATTATCTGGACAGACATTACCATTTGACATTAACGATAGTTTAAGTTTGCAGGTCAAAGACAGTTCAGCAACTTATGTCAATTTATTTGGTGGCGACATAACTGACATCACAGTTGAGGTTGCACAAACTGGACAGATTGCCACAGTTATCTCTTACACAATTCTTGCAATGGGTGCGCTGGTCAAACTAGCAAAAGAGATTTTTAATGATGCGCTTTCACAAGATGAGGATGGCGACCAAATTCAAGTTTTGTTAGAAAGTGTCTTACTTGCAACTTGGAACGATATCCCATCCGCAACAACATGGGCTACCTATGATGCAACAGAAACATGGGCGCAAGCCGGTGATCAAGGAATTGGCACAATTGACACTCCGGGTCTTTACACAATGCAACACAGAGCAGCCGATCCCGACACGATTTACAACATTGCAAGTCTGATTGCCAATTCAGCATTTGGTTATTTGTATGAGGAAAACAATGGCGACATTAGTTATGCAGATGCCGATCATAGACAGACTTACTTACTTGCCAATGGCTATGTTGATCTTGATGCAAACCATGCGCTCGGTCAAGGGCTTTCGACCATTGTTCGAGCAGCTGACATCCGCAATGACATTTATATTAATTATGGAAACAATTTTGGATCACAGGAAACAGCTAACTCACAAGAGTCAATTGCTTTATACGGCTACAAAGCCGAAAGCATAAATTCAGTCATTCATTCAGCTGTAGATGCTCAAGAGGTTGCAGATCGCTACATTGCTCAAAGAGCCTTCCCATTGCCGGCCTTCCAATCCATAACCTTCCCAATTACAAATCCAGAAATTGATGATGCAGACAGAGATGATTTGCTTGGTGTATTTATGGGGCAACCGCTAAACCTGCAAAACCTGCCGGATCAAATATCGGGTGGTGAGTTTGAAGGTTATGTCGAGGGCTGGTCATGGAGCACAAGATTTAACGAGTTATTCTTAACGCTAAACCTGTCGCCTGTGGCATTTAGTCAGGTGGCAATGCGTTGGAATACTGTGCCAATCAATGAGCAATTCAACACTTTAAGCGCAACACTTACATGGGAATACGCTACAATCGTATCCTGAGAATAGGACAATATGGCAACCACTACTAATTATGGCTGGACAACACCAGATGACACAGCTCTGGTCAAGGATGGCGCATCAGCAATTCGCACACTTGGATCATCTGTTGATACCACAACAAAAAACTTAAATCCTGAAACAACTCTTGGCGATTTATCTTTTCGCTCATCGACATCTAATGTAAATACAAGAATACCTATTGGATCATCAGGACAACATTTGACTGTTGTTGCAGGTGTGCCAGCATGGTCAACAGCAAGCGATCAAACACCACTTACAACAAAAGGCGACATCTTTACATTCTCGACAATTGATGCAAGATTAGGTGTAGGTGCTAACGGAACAGTCTTACAGGCAGATAGTGCGGAAGCAACTGGATTAAAGTGGGCAACGCCAGCAGATCAGACACCATTAACCACAAAGGGTGATTTATTTACATTTAGCACAATAGATGCACGATTAGGTGTTGGCACAAACAATCATGTCTTAACTGCCGATAGTGCGGAAGCAACAGGACTTAAATGGGCTGCACCCGCAACTCCTTCAAGTGGTCTTAATTTTATTTCAAGCACAACATTTACGGCAGTTTCTAGTCAATCGTTTAATAGTGTTTTTAGTGCAACATATAGAAACTACAAGCTTATAATTTCTATTGATGGCAGTACGGCTGCACAATCAGGTTTTAGATTAAGAGCTTCTGGTACTGATAACTCATCAAGTAATTATGGACAGGAATTCAATTTTTCAACTAGAAGTACTCTTAGCCGTTGGGATTTAATGAGAATAGACAATGGCGAAGGTGGAACTGCCATAATAGATGTAATCAATCCTTTTGAAACTTACAAAACAAATTTTAACAATCAAAGCGTTGGAGCAGATGATACAAATGTGGATGGTAATTACAGTATGGGTCGTTTGACAGTATCAACAAGTTATGATGGTTTTACTATATTCCCCGAAGGTGGAACATTTACAGGAAGGGTTTCAATTTATGGCTACGGACAATAAGATTTATGTCGGCATTGATGACCAAGTAATTGAATTAACAGGTGCAAAAAAAGTAGAATTTTTAGCACAGAGGGCTTTGGACACAGCAGAAACTTTGCAAAGACAAAGCGAAGCGGAAGCAAAGACACAGGCTAAGGCTGAACTACTTGAGCGTTTAGGCATAACTGCTGACGAGGCTAAATTACTTTTAGAATAATCTTGAGGAATAATGCCAAACTTATTAGAGATTGCTAAAGCTGAGATTGGCTATCAAGAACAGCCTGTCAATGACACAAAGTATGGCAAATGGTATGGCTTAAACAATCAGGCTTGGTGCGCCATGTTTGTATCTTGGTGCTATAACAAAGCAGGACTTGGCGGATCAATAGCAGCTCAATCCGGTAAAGGATTTGCAAGTTGCGATCATGCACTCAAATGGTTTGCAATGCTTGGCAAGTTGATACCGGTAGGACAGGCAAAAGCCGGTGATATTGTTTTTTTCCAATTTGACAAAGATGCTGAGCCGGATCATGTTGGCATTGTCAAATGGAACAACAAAGCATTGAAATACTTGCAAATAATTGAGGGCAATACCTCATCTGGTAAGCAAGGCAGCCAATCAAATGGCGATGGTGTTTATTTACGCAAACGCAACTATTCACTAATCATGGCAGTTGCCCGACCATAGGAGATCCATGCAACTATCAAATAAACATAAGGCAGCAATCAAGTCATATTTAAGAGCTGTGGCTGCATCCGGCATAACTGTTGCACTTGCAATCGTTGCTGATATCAGACCAGAGTTTGCAGTATTACTTGGCGCATTGATTGCACCACTTGCAAAAGCAATTGATCCAAATTCAGGGAGCGAAGCAGACTATGGCGTTAATGCCAAATGACACCAACAGAATGGGCTGGCTTTGGGGCTGGCGTGTGCGCTGTGCTAACAGGCGTGCTGATCGGGTTGCGTTTCTTAGTTAGAGGCTGGCTTAATGAGTTGCGCCCAAATGGAGGCACAAGCATCAAGGATCAAATTACCAGACTTGAAAAGCGTGTTGATGATCTGTTTGTCTTAATCAGTAAGCAATAATTTTCCTATGGCGAACACACGAAAACCTATCAAACACAAAAAGATCAATCGTCGAGTAGTTCGCCAAACTCGTGAATTAACCAAATTAGACACGCATTTCATTACACTGCATGAAGCCTTTATGGCTGCAAAGCGTGCAGGTTTTAGTAAGGAAATGGCGTTTTGGATTATGCAAGAGCCAAACGCATTGCCCGACTGGATCTCCAATGATAAACCTGATGCGATAATTCCACGCATCGATCCGGATGAGGATGACGACTAAACCTAATCGCAGGTATTTAGTAGTTCCTGATTTACAAATTCCGTTGCATCATGTTGCAGCTGTAAAGAATTTGATTGCAATGACAAAGCGAGAGAAGTTTGATTTTGTGTTAAATGTTGGTGATGAGATGGATCTGGGCAGTCAAAGCCGTTGGGCAAAAGGCACAAAGTTAGAGTTTGCCGAAACACTTGATGAGGAACGATCACTTGGTCAAGAGATACTTTACGACTTAGGCACGACAGATATAGTCAGATCAAATCACACCGATAGGATTTATCAAACCTTGTTGAGAGGTGCGCCATCACTCATTGGATTACCAGAATTGGCTTACGATAAATTTATGGATTTTAGCAGCTTGGGGATTAGATTTCATAAGCGAGCGTATGAGTTTGAGAAAGGCTGGCATTTGGCTCATGGAGATGAAGGCAACATGTCTAAGCATGCCGGTATAACTAGCCTTAATTTAGCCAAAAAATGGAATTCTAGCGTGGTTTGTGGGCACTCGCACAGACAAGGTGCAGTCCGACACCAAACTGGCTTAAATGGGCGTTATTCAACGATTTGGGGCATTGAAGCTGGACACTTAATGGACATGCGTAAAGCAAGTTATCTTAAATACAACTCAGCTGACTGGAACATGGGATTTGTAGTCATACAATTTGGCAAAAAAGGTCATCAAGTTGAAGTAATACCGGTCAATCAAGATGGCTCATTTTCGTATAACAAGCGCAACTACGCATAATCGTTATCATTTCGTTATCAAATAACTGCTACAAATCCACGCAATGTCCTTGATTTAGGTCATACTTTATGTATCCACAACCTATGTGGATATGTAAGGGAGCAACATGAACCAAGAACTAGAGGACTTAATGCTGGAGTATTTACTCCGCAAAAGGTTATCAATACAAACAATCAACAAACCAAATATGCCGATTGCGCCTAAGAGATCTAGAAAAATAGCAAGAGGTGCAATACATAACTGGAGTGATCAAGATTTTGAAAAAGTGGCATTTTTATACAAAGAAGGAAACACGCCACAAGCAATTGCCCATGAAATGGGTTTAAGAACACAACAGGTTATTGGTGCAATTGCTGGAATGCAAGGCAGAAACCCTAAATGGAATGCTCCAAGATTGTTGGTGCAATCATGAAAATCAACGGATTGACAGTTCTTTGGTTTATGATAGCAACCGGCTTATTAGCTTACGCACTTAATTTATGGCAAACCGAAACTTACAATCGGGGTTATTGGCGTGGCAGGGCAATGGGTTGGGATATGCACCGCAGAATGATTACCATCAAACAGCAGTCAGATGAAGTCTTTGATTATGACAAACAGGGTTAAGCTGCTAGATGAATGTGCAAGCATCCTTACCGATCGTGGATCGATTTACGGAAGCAGTCGAACAAATCACGAACGGATCGCAGAACTCTGGACTGCATATCTTGGAGATTACATATCGCCCATGCAGGTCGCAATGTGCCAATTGCTTGTCAAAGTCAGCCGGCTGTCTGAAACCGCTAATCACAAAGATAGTGTCAAAGACATCATTGGTTATGCAGCAATCTATTCCGAACTCTTTGATCAATACGAAAATGATTTTGGAGTAGATGATGGCATTTAACATGAATGATTATGAAGATGTGGCAACCCTTAACAAATGGTTTATTAGTAATTATCCTATGGGTAGATCCGATATATCAGTTGTGAGCCATGATCCGGTGAATGGTTATATCTTGGTGCAAGCAACATTATGGCGTGATGCAAAAGATGCAACACCAGCTGTAA